CCAGGCCTCCGTGCTTGTGTCTCGGTTGATGGGTCATGTCGAGGGGAAGAACCAGATGTCGCCGTCCCAGATCCGGGCGGCGGAAGTGCTCCTCAATAAGTCGTTGCCCAACCTGTCCGACGTGAAGGTGGACATGACAGGCAATCAGGTTGTCTTCAACCTGAACACCAAGCTTGGCGACGACGAGAAGAAGTGAGTCAGGAGTTCGTCAACTACCGCCCACCTGGGAAGGCTGCGGCGGCGTTCCACCAGTCTGACGCTTTTGTTCGGGGACTCATGGGGCCGGTGGGCTCCGGGAAGTCCTCGACTTGTTGTGTCGAGATCGTTGTCCGTGCCCTGGCGCAACAGCCCTGGACGGATGGTGTGCGGCGCTCCCGTTGGGCTGTCGTTCGCAACACCTACCCCGAACTCAAGTCCACGACCATCAAGACCTGGAACACCTGGTTCCCGGAGAACATCGCCCCGATGAAGTGGGACACCCCGATCACCTCCACGATGAAGATCGCGGACATCGGGGATGGCACCAGCCTGGAGCTCGAGGTCGTCTTCCTGGCGCTGGACTCCGAGCTGGACACCGGCAAGCTGCGATCGCTGGAACTCACAGGCGGCTGGATCAACGAAGCGTCCGAAGTGCCCAAGGGTGTCTTCGACATGCTGACTCAGCGTGTCGGGCGCTACCCCTCGAAGATCAAGGGTGGCCCGTCCTGGAGCGGCGTGATCCTGGACACCAACCCGCCAGACGACGACCACTGGTACTACCAGTCGGCGGAAGTGCTGCGCCCCGTGGAGTGGCAGTTCTTCCGTCAGCCAGGCGGACTCTTCCTCAACCCCGAGGGCGAGTACGAACCCAACCCCGACGCCGAGAACATCGACAACCTGCCGTTCGGCTTCAAGTACTACTTGAACCAGTTGGCAGGCAAACAGGATCAGTGGATCAACGTCTTCCTGCTTGGCAACTACGGCACCACCACCGACGGCAAGCCGGTCTTCCCAGAGTGGAACGATCGGGTGCATGTGGCGGAGAAGCCGCTCGAACCGGTGCGCGGCCTGCCCATCCTGTTGGGCTGGGACTTTGGTTTGACCCCTGCCTGCATCATCGGCCAGATGACGCCGCGTGGCCAGCTCATGATCCTTAAGGAGATCATCTCCGAAGACATGGGCATCCGGCAGTTCACGCACGACGTCGTCCGACCAATTCTGACCAACGAGTACGCCGGGTTCCAGCGTCATTCGATGGGTGACCCCGCAGGCCAGATCCGCTCCCAGGTGGACGAACGCACCTGCATCCAGGAGCTACTCGAGGCGGGGATTCCAACCCTGCCAGCTCCGACCAACGACTGGATTCCACGGCGGGAATCCGTGGCGTACTTCCTCACTCGGATGGTTGATGGTGGCCCGGGCCTACTGCTCGATCCGTCATGCTCCAACCTAAGACGAGGCTTCAATGGCCGGTATCGCTACGAGCGTATCAAGACGAATGGCTCGGCCAGATACCGCGAGCGCCCCGTCAAAGATGAGTTCTCGCATCCGATGGATGCGCTTCAGTACCTGTGTATGCAGGTGCGCAACGGGTTCCAAACGCCGAAGGCGCGTCCCGTGCGAACAGCATCAGCAAAGGGATGGACGTAAGCCATGTATCAAGCCGTACCTCCGGTGGAGGCCGATGTCAGCGCAGAGGTGGGTGGGGAAATCCCTAACTCCGATCTGATCGAATCGGCGCTAGCTCGCCACATCAACGACGCTTGGTCTCGCGCCAAGTTTGCCAAGATGCCGATCACCGATCGGCTTTTGCGTTGTGAGCGTCAACGGCGCGGCGAGTACGACCCGGACAAGGCCAACGAGATCGCATCCACTGGCGGATCCGACATCTACATGATGCTCACGGACATCAAGTGCCGTGCAGCCAAGAGCTGGATCAAGGACGTCTCCACCACCAATGGCGATCGCCAGTACGCGCTTGACCCTGCGGAAAACCCTAAGCTGCCACCCGAGGTCGCGGCGTCCATCGCTGACCTGGTGCGAGCCGAGGCTGAAGAGTTCTTGGCTCAAGGCGCGATGATTCACCCCGAAGCCTTCCGCGTTCGGTCGCAAGAAGTACACGACGAGATCATCGTCAAGATGCGCGAAGAAGCGAAGTCTGCTGCGTATCGGCACGAAGGAGTCATTGAAGACCAACTCTCACAGGGCGGTTGGCCAAAGGCGTATGACGAGTTCCTGGACGACTTCGTCACCTACCCAACGTCGATCATCAAGGGCCCGACCGTCCGCAAGAAAAAGCGGCTGGAGTGGGGCCCCGACTACACCCCGATCGTCGTCAACGATTTCAGCCGCGAGACCGAGCGCGTCTCTCCGTTCGACATCTTCCCCTCGCCCAACTCGACCGGGCCCAACGACGGCTACCTGATCCAGCGTCACCGTCTGCGCCGCTCGAGCCTGTCGAACCTGATTGGCGTTCCGGGCTACAGCGACGAGAACATCCAGCGCGCCCTCGACCACTACGGCGAGCGCGGCCTGCGCTACTACGAGTACGGCGACCAGCAGCGCGACGACCTGGAAGGCAAGCCGCACTCCCGCCTGTACCGCGACAACACGATCGAGGCCCTGGAGTTCTGGGGCCCTGCATCCGGTCAAACCCTAATGGAATGGGGCATGACCGGCTTGGATCCGTACAAGGAGTACGAGATCAACGCCTGGATCGTGGGCAGCTACGTGATCAAGGCTGTGGTCAACCCGGATCCCCTGGGCCATCGCCCGTACGACATCGCCCAGTGGGAGTCGATCCCCGGCTCGTTCTGGGGCGTGGCTCTGCCCGAGATCATGCGCGACGTGCAGGTCATGTGTAACGCGGCGGCTCGCTCGCTGGCGAACAACATGGGCCTGGCCTCTGGCCCGATGGCCGAGGTGGTGGTTGACCGACTGGCCGATGGCGAGCAGGTCACCACGATGCACCCGTGGCGGATCTTCCAGGTCACGTCCGATCGCACTGGCGGCGGACAACCGGCGATCAAGTTCTTCCAGCCGAACATGAATGCCGAGTCGCTGATGAACGTCTACATGACGTTCATGCGGCAGGCCGACGAGATCACCGGGATCCCGAACTACGTCTACGGCTCTAGTGCTGTGGCTGGTGCAGGTCGCACCGCCTCCGGTCTGTCGATGCTGATGGACAACGCGAGCAAGGGCATCAAGCAGGCGATCGCCGCTTGCGACCAGGCTGTGATCGGCGTGGTCACCCGGCTGTACATCCACAACATGATGTACCACCCCGACCCGTACATCAAAGGCGACTTCAAGGTCGTGGCCAAGGGCACGCTGGGTCTGGTCATGCGCGAGCAGCTCCAGATCCGTCGCAACGAGTTCCTGGCGGCTACGGCCAACCCGGTGGATCTCCAGATCATCGGAGCCGAGGGTCGCGCTTACTTGCTGCGTGAGAACGCCAAGGCGCTCCAGATGGACACCGACAAGATCGTGCCGTCGCCCGAAGAGCTGAAGTTCAAGATGGCCAAGCAGCAAGAGCAGCAGATGGCGCAGATGGCCATGCAAGGCGGTCAGCCTCCCGCTCCGACGACGACCGATGCCGCAGGCAACCCTGCCGGTGGCACGGACGCGAACATCGTTCAATGACAATTCGCCCAGAGGTGAAGCAAATGATGAAGAAGCCGATGCCGATGAAGAAGGGTGTGATGCCTGCCGGTATGTATGCCGACGGCGGAGCCGTCAACATGGGCAGCAGCTGCGGCCCTGGCTACGTCCCTGACTGGTCTCGTCAGAACATGAGCAAGGGCGGGGCGACCGGTGTGCCCAAGGGCAACACCCGCTCCACCAGCGCGTTCTCCTTCCACACGCCCAAGGTTCGTGGCTATGCGGATGGTGGTGTGGTGGATGAGTTCGGTGATCTGGAAGGCGCAATGAACCGCGCCAGCTCCGCCGAGCCTTCGATTCCTGACGCCGCTCCCCGAGAGTCGGTTGGCCGCATGGACGGCATGACCGAGTCTGCCGCACAGGAGCCCAAGGCCGAGCCGATGAAATTTGGTGCTGCGTTTGCCGCAGCTCGCAAGGCTGGCCAGAAGACCTTCGAGTGGCAGGGCAAGAAGTACACGACTGACATGGCCTCGGACAAGCCCAAGGCTGCGCCGAAGGCCGAGAGTCCCAAGCCCTCGATGTCGCTGGCTCAGTCCAAGGGCAAAGAGTTTGCTGAGTACGAAAAGATTGCGCGTGATGCGGAGAGCAACCCGGAGTTCAGCCGAGCCGCCAAGGCCGCTGCCCGGGCCAACGCCGATCGCGCACGCAAGGTTTATGAAGATGCTGCCGCCGCCGAACGCGAAGGCACGTCTGTTGTTCGGAAGCGGTAATGCTGAAGAAGCCTGACGAACGGGTGATCTCAGCATTCGCTTCATTGGAAGGTAACCACGACTTCGAAGTGATCAAGACGTGGATCGTTGAGTCGAAGCAGGAGCTGGTGAAGTTGTCGATGGAGTCGCGGGACGATGTACTCACCCGCTGGCACCAAGGCGCGTACCAGGCTCTGGACTTCCTCAGCGACTACGCTGGTCGAGCGAGGTCACTGATCCGCAATCGTTGATTGCAAGCGCCCCGGGCGTTTCCCGGGAACCGGAGAAGACCGCATCAGGTACTTCGGGACGAACACCGTCATAGGCTCGTCGTCGGGTATCAGCGGCTCACGGAGTTGAAATGAACTTGCCACGCGCAGTACTGGAACAGGAAGAACAGGCGAACAAACTCTACGAGGCTGTGTACGGAAACCCCAATGGGTCTGCCGAACAACCTGCGAACCAGCCAGCGGAACCTGAAGTCCCGCCCAACGGTTTGCAGCCGCCCGAACCCCAAGGCTCTCAGGAGCCTGCTGCCAACGACGGAGGCCAAGAGCCACAAGCTCAAGCCCCGGAGTCGGACGACCAGCAGAACACCTGGGAACACCGTTACAAGGTTCTGGCCGGTAAGTACTCATCGGAAGTGCCTCGACTGGCAGCGGACAACCGCGAACTGAAGAACCAGCTCAAGGAGCTCTCGGCAACGGTCGAAAGGCTGAAGCAAGCTCCGCAGGCCAAGGCTCAGTTGGTGAAGCCCGAGGAAGTCGAGACATTCGGTTCGGAACTGATCGACGTCGTCCGTCGAGCCGCTCGAGAAGAGCTGGCAGACAAGGATAACGAG